CTAATGCACAAGCTATTTTAAATTTAAAAACATTATTATTAACGCGCGTTGGTGAACGATATGGATTTCCAGAGTATGGAACATTTTTATTAAATGTAATTTTTCAGCCAATAACTAATGATATCAAAAAGCAAATTGAGGATTTTATTATACCTCAGGTAAATAAATTTTTATCATATATAACAATTGAACGTATTGATGTTGTTACATTAGAAGATGATCCTACATTAGATCATCTAGTTACTGTAACAATAAATTTTACAATCGATAATATTAATACTAGTAGTCTACAAATTTCTGCAAATGAAGATGGCACATTATTAGTTAATGAACTTTAAGGATTATAATGGAAACTAAAAAAGATGTTTCATATTTAGGTAAAGATTTTAGTCAATTTAAAAAAAATTTAATTGACTTTAGCAAACAATACTTTCCGTCAACATATACTGATTTTAATGAATCTTCTCCTGGAAGTTTGTTTATAGAAATGGCAGCATATGTTGGAGATGTATTATCATTTTATGCTGATACTAATTTAAAAGAATCATTATTAGAACAAGCATCAGAACGTAGTAATATATATGATATTGCTCGAGCATTAGGATATAGACCATTAAATGTAGTTCCAGCACATGTTACATTAGATATATTTCAAATTGTTCCAGCAATCGGCTCGGGCGCATCAATAAGACCGGATTTTAATTATGCACTATCTATTAAGCCTGGTATGCGAATAAAACAAGCAGCTGGCACTTCAATTTTTAGAACATTAGATAGTATAGATTTTGGATTCTCTTCATCTTTTAACCCCACTGAAATAACAGTATATGAAAGTGATCCTAGCACATTACAACCTACATATTATTTATTAAAGAAACAAGCGCCGGCAGTATCTGGAGATGTAAAAACAGCAACATTTACATTTAATGCGCCAGTAGCATATGATAAAATAGTTTTACCAGAAACAAATATAATAGAAATTATTTCAGTAACAGAATCAGATGGTGACAACTGGTATGAAGTTCCGTATTTAGCACAAGATACAATTTTCGAATCTATACCTAATTTAGCAGAGAATGATCCGGATTTATCGATATATCGATCATCGTCTCCTAGTTTATTAAAATTAAAAAAGACAGCTAAACGTTTTATAACTCGTTTAAGAAGTGATAATCGTTTAGAATTGCAATTCGGAGCAGGTATATCAGATAATAATGATGAAGAATTAGTTCCAAATCCAACCAATGTAGGAAATGGATTGTCAGCTTTACGTAGATCGGTTGATGTTAATATCGATCCATCGAATTTTTTATATACTAGAACTTATGGTCAAGCTCCATCGAATACTACATTAACTATTACATATACTGTCGGTAATGGTATTGCTGATAATGTTCCTGCAAATGTACTAAATTCTATAGATTTTATTGAATATGATGAAGATGTTAATTCTATAGCTGCAATAGGCATTGTAAATTTTGTTAAAAATACAGTAGCTGTAACAAATTCAGCTCCAGCAACGGGTGCTAAAACAGCTGATAGTTTACAAGATATTAAAAATAATGCTATGGCAAGTTTTGCTACTCAAAATAGATTAGTTACTAGAGATGATTATATTATACGAGCATATTCAATGCCAGCTAAGTATGGTAGTATTGCTAAAGCATATATCGTCCCTGATGATCAAATTGCACAATCAGATTATCAAGGAACTCGTATACCAAATCCATTGGCTATGAATTTATATGTTTTAGGTTTCAATCAATCTAAACAATTGGTTGAATTAAATGATGCAGTTAAAAATAATTTGCAAACGTATTTAGATTATTATAGAATTTTAACTGATGCTGTAAATATTAAGGATGCATTTGTTATTAACATAGGTTTAGATTTTGAAATATCAGTATTATCAAACTATAACAGTAATGAAGTTTTATTAAATTGTATCGACGCACTTAAACAATTTTTTGATATAGATCGTTGGCAAATAAATCAACCAATTGTGTTATCTGATATATTTAATGTATTGGTTAATACTAAAGGTGTTCAATCTGTAGTTAATGTTAATTTTAAAAATTTGTATGATTCAGATCAAGGATATTCTGGAAATGTATATGATTTAAATGCAGCTACTAAAAATAATGTAATTTATCCTTCATTAGATCCTAGTATCTTCGAAGTTAAATTTTTAAATAAAGACATTCGGGGACGTGTTGTAAATTATTAAGGAAATAGATGTTTAGAATATTTTATGCAGAAAAAGATGCAACTTTATATGAATCATATCCAACGCAAAATACTGGATTAGATGAAATATTAGAAATTGGAAAACGATTAAATGATGATGGGGACGTATTATTAAAATCTAGAAGCGTTCTTAAATTTGATATGTCTGAAATTTCATCATCATTATCAAAATATGGAAAAACAGTTAATGATTGCAAGTTTATTATGCAGTTATTTACATCGGATGCAAAATCATTGCCAGCGTCATATACCGTTACTGCAAAAATGATTGGTGAAGAATGGAACAATGGCACTGGCTATTTATCTACTCTAACTAGTAATGGTGTTACATGGGATGGCCCTACATCTGGGTCAAGTTGGATATCAGGAAGTCAAAAAATAGAAATTGGTACAAGTGATTTATATATTTCAGGATCAGGAAAAGGCGGAAATTATCTTTATTATTCAGGTTCAAATATTGCACCGGTGCTACAAGTTTCTGAATCATTCTCTTATAGAACTAGCGATGTTAATTTAAATGTAACATCTCCTTTAAAGATTTGGTTAAGTGGTAGTAATAATCAATCAATTCCAAATTATGGTTTTTTAATACAAATGTCCGATTCAAACGAGATAGATAATAATATACAAGGATATGTAAGATTTTTTAGTAGAGATACTCATACTATATACGTTCCTAAATTAATCATGTATTGGGATGATACTACATATAGTACAGGCTCACTATCAGAAATTGATTTAGAATCATATAGTATATACACATCAATTAAACCAATATATAAAGACACGGAGATTGCAAAAATTAGAATATATAGTAGAGACAAATATCCTAGAAAATCACCAACAAATGTATTTCCATATGAAACCGTGAAAGTATTACCAGACACTACTTATTATTCAGTTGTTGATGCAGCTACAGATGAAGTCATTATTCCATTTGACAATATTTATACTAAAGTAAGTTGCGATAGTACTAGTAATTTCATTTATTTAGATTTTAATGGTTTAATGCCAGAACGATCATATCGTTTACAATTGAAAATCGTAGATGGATTTATAGAACAATATATCGATGACCAAATATATTTCAAAGTAGTTAGATAATGGCAAAACAACAAAATATACCAGTTGATTCTTTAACAAATGAAGTAAATGCTAAGTATCAAAAAAATGGCTTAACATATATTTCAAATATTCCAACTGTTAATGTACGAGATGAAGCTGGCAACATTAGATTTGTTGAAGATCAAAAAAATCCGTTAGTTATAATAGAACCAGTATCTACAAATATAACAACAAAATCTATAATAAAAGTATTAAATACGCAGTTTAATTATTTTAAATTCCCAGCTCGAACTACAGTTGTAGAAGAAGATGCATTAGATATCGATTTAGATGTTGCAATTTTAGATTTAGAACAAGATCCTATTTTTGCAAGATATAAACCATCTGAAAATCGTAAGATAATTGCAATTGCAGCTCCTACATATTCTGGTATATTATTAGATGTTGTAGAAGATGGTCAATTTCAACGACAACCTAATGGTTATTATATAACTAGAGAAGTAAAACAATCTGGAAAAGATTTAAGATTTCGTGTGCAGATACTTCATTCATTTACATCATTAGATAATTCATTAACTGCGTCTGTAGCAGCATTTAGTATAATAAAGAATTCCGGCGCTCAAGTTATACGAAACTATATAGCGCCATTTTATGCGAATGATTCTAGTAGTTCTGGAACTGGCGCTGTTACAGAAGGTGAACATGTTACTGAAATAGATGTTGTAATTCTAAATTCAGAATTTGAACAAGGTGATATATTTTCGGTAGGTGCTAGAGCTGATCATAATAATGCAAATAATTATCATACAATTGTTGCAGATAGAACGGTCTTGTCAGTAACAGATGCATCACTTAATGTTGATACATTTAATAATGAAATAGAATAATGTTAAATCAATATAAAAATATCGAAGAAATTAAAACGGCTAAAGGAGCTGTTTCTGCAGATCGTATTAATCGTACGAAAAAAGAATTTTTATCATATGATTTACAACAAACATATTTTTCTAACAAAGACATTTTAAATGTAACAAATGATTCTAGACTAGAACTACATGTTTATTCGGGTGACAATTGGATTACTGGTAATCATAAAATTTCATTTCGAACTAAAATACCGAAGTTTAGAGATCAAAAAAATAATTTAATTAATATTGATTCTGGGATTGGTATTGATTTATACAGTCAATTACAATCATTAAAATTAACTAGTGGTAAATTTAAATTTGCTGTTAACTTTTTTAAAAATTTAATTGGAAGTTATGAACATCAACACTTAAGAATTGACGAAATTTCACCGGATCGTACGGAGATTAGATTACGTGCAATCGATGATCAAGACCCAGAATTTTTACAACAAATAACAAAATATATTCAAACTGTAGATCAAACTGGATCTATAACGTATAAAACGTATTTATTAAATTTTAGCCGCAATCAAACTATATTATTTGTTAATAGTGTAGTTATAGGTGAGTATTTATATGTAAAACTTCATGAGCCATTACCGGAACAATATCAAGTAGATTTTAAATGTTGGGTAGTTGAAGAACAAAAACAACCATATATTGATAATGTTTCGATTCTATCAAAAGTTGTAACAAAACAATTTAATACATTATCTGGTCCAAATTGGCAAGCAAATTATTCGTTTGATACTTCAGCTGAAACGGAATTAAAAACATGGACAGATTTATTAGGTTCGTCTATACAAACTTCACAACAAATTGTTGATTCATATTTTTCTGGAAGTTTAGGAACAGTAAAATTAAATATAGATTATTCAGATTTTAATAATTTTATTTTTTATAGTTCAGCGACAGAACGATTGTCTAATTTTAGATATAAATTAGAATTAATTGAATATTATACTTCACAAAGTAATTACATATCTACATTATCTGGGTCTGTTCCTACAACTAATGCAGAAGATTTTACCTCATTAAAAACTACTTTAATTGGAGGATTTGATTCATTTGAACAATATTTGTATTATCAATCGTCTTCTATTTTAACAACAAATAATATACCTTCGATATCGGCGACAGTGCTAGATTTAACTGGTAGTTATATTACGCCAGTGCCGAAAATTAATACTAGTAAACCATATATAACATATTCAGTTAATAGTGTAGAATTTAAAGATTGGTACGATTCATTATATGTTACTGCATCGCAATATGATTCGTTGAATTATAATTCATTATTAAATACAATTCCAGAATATATTAGATTTGATTCATCGAATGAAAATCTATTGATATTCACTAACATGTTAGGTCAACATTATGATATAATATATTCATATATTCATAATATGACAAAAATTAACAGTCGAGAAGAAAATCCTAAACTCGGTATGCCAAATGAATTATTATATTCTGTAGCAAAACAGTTTGGCTGGAATTTAACTAATGGACAACAATCTAGCGATCTTTGGGAATATGTATTAGGAACTAACGAAGCTGGCATACCTTATACAGGTTCATTATCAGTAGGCGATCCTGCGATATCGAAACAAGATATGACATATACAGTATGGCGTCGTATTGTCAATAATATTCCAATGCTTTTGAAAAGTAAAGGAACTAAGAGAAGTATATACGCTTTGTTAGCCTGTTATGGAATTCCGAAATCATTCCTTACTATAAAAGAATATGGCGGTCCTAGAATTGATAGAGCGCCTGTATATGAAAAATTAAATTTTGATTATGCATTAGATTTGAGTGGTAGTTCGTCTGGCACAGTTTCTGTTAATTATTCGCAATCTCTACAAACGATAGAGATGCGTTTTAGAACCGTAGATGTATTAAAATATCCAACGTTACCTAGTACAATGAATTTATATACAATTGGCTCTAACGCAGTTACAATTGATTTTAGTAGCGGTACTATGGGTAGTATACAAATTAATGGTACTAGTTCTGCAGATTTTGAGATATTTAATGGAGATTGGATTACAACTACTTTACGTGCCCGAGGTACGAATCTAGATATAATTGCCAAAAAATCTAAATATGGTAAAATTGTTACAACTGTATCTGCGTCAGCAACGGGATCAATACCTTATTCCAATACATTAACAATTGGAAGTACGTCGACGGGAGCTAGTAGATTAATTGGACAAATTCAAGAACTTCGTTTTTGGTCGTCTAGTTTGCAAGATTCAGTTATAAATAATCACACAAAAGCACCAGGTGCATATGATGGTAATTCTGATACATATTCCGAATTAATTTTTAGATTGCCATTAAATCAAAATATAAATCATTCATTAACATCTAGTATGCAAGGTGTACAACCAGCACCTTCTGAAATTTCAGCATCATTTATAGGCTGGTCTTTAGCAACGCCATATGATTCAATTGAAGAAACATATTATTATGATGCGCCTTCGATCGGTGGAGGAACATATGATGATAATAAAATACGATTAGAATCAAATGAATTGGTTGGAACATTAGATGTTAAATCTAGAGCAGAACGTAGTCAATTTGATAAAGCTCCTTTAGATAGTAATCGTTTAGGTGTATATTTTTCTCCACAGACCATGATTGATGAAGATATAATTGCACATTTAGGTTTTGAAGATTATGACGATTATATAGGCGATCCTGGATCGGTAAATACTAAATCATATCCAGATTTAATTAGAGTTGCACAATCATATTGGAAAAAATATCAAAATAAAAATGATATTAATTCATATATTAATATGTTTACGTTGTTTGATTTATCATTTTTTAAACAATTGGAACAATTATTACCGGCAAGAGCTGATAAAATTACTGGTATTTTAATACAACCGAATTTATTAGAACGAAGTAAAGATATAATTTTACCGGTAATTAATAGATTTATTTCTAATTACGATGCTGTGATTTATCAGATATCTCCTACAGCTAGTTCTGAATATATATTTTTAAACGCTAATGTAGATGGAAATATTTTATCTGTATCAGGTGAAGATGATAATCAGTGGCAAGCATATTTAACGGCATCTACAGCTGAAAAATATGATAGTATGCCATACTCATATGAATACATAATACGTTCTGGTAGTACCTGGATTACGGCATCATCGCCATATTGGTTAAGTGATGTACTTCAACCGATATATATAAATTCAATTCCGTCTACAACTAAATTAATAGATGGAACGCAAACTTATACCACAGCATCGGGCGGATCTGGTATCACTGCTACATATGGAACAGGAACATATGGAACAAGTACATATTATTCTGATCCAGTAGGTGCTGGTTGGTCTGGAACATTAGCAGATGTACAAGATTATTTGCCAACCGGTATACGTAATCAAAGATATGCTGGATGTAAATTAACTTCGCCAGCATTTAATATTAGTTCACCACAAACAATAGACGGCGGCCCGGTTGTTGAATGGAGAACATCAAATCCAAATCAGTTAATATATCAACAATATAATAACCAAGGAAGTTTTGTTTTACAATAACACCAAAAATACATAATATGTATATTTATATTAAATAAGGCAAAAAAATTATGGGATATTTAGATAATTCTAGTGTTACAGTTGACGCAATTTTAACATTAAAGGGACGTGAACTTTTAGCTAAAGGTGGTAATGCATTTAACATTACACAATTTGCAGTAGGTGATGATGAAATTGATTATTCGTTATGGAATCCAGATCATCCACTAGGAACTGCATATTATGGTGTTATTATAGAAAACATGCCAGTAACTGAAGCAATTCCGGATGAAACTCAAGCATTAAAATATAAATTAGTAACATTACCAAAACAAACAACTAATATTCCTGTTGTTAATGTTGGCAATACTTCTATTATATTAGCCGCTCCGGGAGATAGTTCGATTATTTCGCCAAATACAAGTAATTTCCAAGGCGGTAACTCTACATTAGGATATACAGCAATTCTTTCTGATTCAACAGTTGCAGACATACAAGTTACTAGAGCATTACAAAATTCAGTTCTTCCGACTACACCTCGTTTCGTTGGCGATAATGAAGATGCACAAAGTGTAGCAGTAGCAGGATTTGAATTCCGTATTATTGGAAAAACTCAAATGCTTGAAGATAAAACTGCAACAATTACAATAATCGGAAATGAAACAGGTGGAAGCGTTACAATTAACTTAACCGTTAAGCGTGTAACAACTGCAACAGTTAATAGTGCAACTGCATAAAAAAGGTAAACATGCAAATGAAAAATTTCATTAAAACATTAAAACAACAACCTAGACATGGGGGTGTACCATCAAATTTATTAGCTGCGGTTGGCCAAGCTAATCAAGCTACTAGAACACCAATTACACCAACGCCAGCACCTGCTGCAGCTGGCACGTCTGCAGCTTCTACTGCGGTAATTAACGAACAAGTAAGAAATTTAGCTCAACAATTGGCTAATCAAATTATTGCAGAACGAGATCAATCACAGATATTAGCAAGAAATGGTCGTGTATTTACAAAGTTTGATCCAGTAAATGATATTATATCAAATCAAACAGAAGTTGTTACTGCAGGTTTATGGAGTGACAATTTAGCAAGTTTAACGACATATTTTACAGCATCAACTCAAACAACGACACAACGAAGATATTATGTTGATGTTTATCAAGAAACGCCTAGTGCAGAAGGTTCAGCTGTACAATTTTCATTAGCATTCGGGCACGCACTAGGAAGTGGTTCAGATTCACAAGGACAATTAAATGACTCTGCTGCAAAAGCAATTTATTCTCAATACAAACAATTATTATTGAATCCGTCAGATACTAGATTTACAACAGCCGGATCTGGAAGTACTGATTATATTTATGTAGTTAATTTTAAACGAGATAGAGTTAAAGAACGATTAGATGCGGGTAATTGGGAATTGCCATTAGTTTCAATTGCATCTCACGCTGTAAATGCAACGGGATCGGTTGTTACAGGTAGTGGCATTATACAATTGATTGATGATTCTTCAATTTCAACTGCAACAGTAGGAGATTCAGGAAAAATTTATAATATAGTGTCTGGTTCTATAGGCGCCGGCGTTTATAATCCAAGTGCTCCAGTTTATTATGGATTAGCATATCCAGACTTCGGAACGTTGATTTTAGATGGTAAAATGTTAGATCAACAATTGAATTTTGATACAAATGTAAGTTCTAGTTCGGAAGGTAATAATCATTTTATTTTATTTCATTCAATATCAGGATCGGCAGTTTTTACAGATCCTGCAACATCTGATCCGTTTGGATTTCAAGCACGTAATTCTGAAAAAGTAACAAGTACGCATTATTTTGTAAGAATTAAAAATGCTGAATATAATTTTTCAAATAATCCTTCTTACGTAACTGGTTCAGTGGGACAAATTTCACAAACAACATTTGTTGGTGATCCTAAAACATATATTACTACAGTTGGTTTATATAATGACAGTCAAGAATTATTAGCTGTTGCTAAATTATCACAACCATTATTGAAATCATTTCAACGTGAATCATTAATACGTGTTAAATTAGATTTTTAGATTTTAAAATAACGTATATTTAAACCCTGTTATATTTATATTAAATGTAGCAGGGTTTATACTATCATGTCTCTAATTAATATAGAAAATTCAAATCAATCGCCATATGATGGAGCATACCCATCTGTATTTAAAAAAATAGATATTTCAGATGTACGAGTAAATTCATTTCAATCTTATAAGAAATGGACATTATTATCTGGCAGTCTTACTAGTAGTGCATTACCGTTGCAAGGTATATATTCATCTATATTGCCAGCATTAGGATCTGAATTAACATATAATGATGCTAGTAATATTAATGGTAGTTTACAATCAGTAACATATTATTCTATTAATCATTTTTATTATAAAAATAAAAAAGAACCATTAAAAACTTTTGGACCGACCGATTTAACTAAAACTTCAAAATTTTTATATCAATCAGCTTCTATATTATCTATTCCACAAAATAAAATTGGAGAAGGTATTAAAGCTGCATCATTTTCATTTACGTCATCAGTATCTGGGTCATATGCATCGGATAGATATGGTAATATATACGATATTAATATTTTACCATCATCAATTATATCCGGTGTTAAATTTTATGAAGGATTTAATGAATATTTTGACATTAATAGAATTGAATTTAATAAATGGGCAAATATAACATTTGAACCTGGTATTACTACAACAAACGGTAGACAACTTCCTATAGGATTATCAAGTAAATTTTCGGGCACGGGATATATTGAAACGTCATTAGATGGTTATTATAATAGAAATAATGATTATGCAATTTCATTTTTTATAACGGCATCTAATTCAACTGCAGATAATCAATTAATAATTGCAAAAGCAAGTTCATCAGTTGATCCAGTTTTTCCGTTTAAAGTTGAATTAAATTCTAACGATCAGATATTATTTACAGTAGGCGGCTCAACATCATTTACTACATTTATAAGTTCGTCAACAAATGTAACAAGTTCATGGAATCATATTTTATGTCAAAAATCTGGTAGTTATATTCAATTATATGTTAATGGTACTTTAGAATCACAAGCAACAAGTACATTGCTGTATGACCCGATGTCACCATTTAGTGCTTCAGCACGTATTGATAATGTACACCCACTTAAAATAGGGGGCTATGATGCTAGTAGTTACAATCTAACAGGCTATTTAGATGAAATTAGAGTCTTTAATAAGTCACTTACAACATCGCAGATAAGTGCGTTAAACGACCGAACTGAGGGTGGTACTGTTTTACAAACTAGAAATGTAGGTAATGTTTTTAGTAAACAAGGCATTATTGTATTTTCTAGTCCAGATTATAGAATACATGATATTTTAAAAACCCCGTATACTGCATCATATCGTAGTACTGTTAGTATTCATGAATTAAGCATATTATCAAAAATTGATGCCGGCGATTTTAATATGTCAACAAATATTACATTAACACAAGATAATGATCAAACATATTATTCATTTGTATCCGGTAGTGATTTTTCTCCATATATTACTACGATTGGTTTATATAACGATTTCGGACAATTGTTAGCAGTTGCAAAATTAGCACAACCGATTAAAAAACGTAGCGATGTTGATATGAACTTTTTAATACGTTTAGATTTGGACAATAATATTGTATTTAAAGGATAATGATGATACGATTAAAACAACTTCTTCGCGAAATGTCTGAAAAAGATTTAGATCGTTGTTTAGATAAAATACGAAACAAACAATTTCGTTTTATAGCAGCAGGCGACAATGGCAGAGTTTACGAAATTGATGGAGAAGATAAAACATTTAAAATCACTAAAGAACAAGATGAATATGAAGTTGCAGATATTATTGTAAATCGCTATAATGAATTTACAACATTTATTCCAGTATATTATGTTGACGGTAAAAACATGTATATAATGGCGAATGCTTCAGAATTACCAATACGCATTAAAAAATCAATTGATATGTTTATGCAAGATTTTGTTTTGTTTGCTCGCGACGAAGGCGGCGAAGTTTCTATATTTGATTTTATTTCCGAAACTGATAGTTTAGATCCGATACTAGATAATTTTTTAAATGCATTATATGAAGATGTTAAAAAGTTAAATATTCCGGAATTTGATTTAGATATTGATTTTCGTTCAGAAAACATCATGATGTGGAATGGTAAAATGGTAATGGTTGATTGGTGATACATATTTATATAATATATTAGGTTAAAACATGAAAAAAGATATTTTAGAACATATAATTGAAAATGTTTTATTAGAACGTGTACGTAAAGCAATTGCTGTAAATGCATCTAAAAAAGAAGTAGAACAAGCAAAAGCAGGTGGAGCTGTGGCAGTTGCTACTGTAAAAATCAAGGGTAAAGGATCATTTAATGAAATTACAAGTAATATATTTAGTGCAATTTCAGCGACACCGCAAGTAGGTATTAGATCGAAATATGCTTATGGTTTAGGCCCAGATTATTATGTATATGTATATGCAAAGCCGTTAATAAATGTTCGTAAACAAAGAATTCCAGTCTGGATTTATAAATTTACTAAACCATTTAAAATACAAGGTAATGTATCCTCAGTTGAATATGAAATATATACAGGCCTATTTGATTTAGGTGAGTCGCCAATGATGTCGAAAACAACATTTGAAGAAGTATTAAAAAAGCAAGATATGTGGGAACAAGAGGCAATAAAATTGCAGCAGCTTCAAGCACAAGAAGAAACAGAAGAAGATGAAAAGATTAATACAGCTAATGCAGCACTAGCTAAACGACAAGAATGGTTAGATCAAAATGACACCGAAAATGTAACTTTTCCATATGCTTGGCATACGTATGATTTAGCTAAAAATCAACAATTATATAATGTATATAAAGAAACTATCTTAGATAATGTACCGTATTTATATTTTTATGAAAAACAAAATGATATATTTTTCGTTATGAAACGTATTGATCAATTTTTGCCAACAATTATAAAAGAACAATTGAAACCTAATTTTTCCGGTGTTGAATGGCAAAAATTATGGGATCAAATTGATATATCAACAGTTACACCAGAAGAAAATACTAAATTACAAGCAATTTATCAAAAAGAAAAATAATTAGTTATGCGAAAAAATCATTTTCATAGTTCTGGAAATTCTAAACGAGCTAACGCATTAAAACATGGTTACAAATCTGGCTTAGAATTATCTGTGTCAATGCAAATAAATCAAACAGATTATCCTTTAAATTATGAGACGGAAACACTAAAATATGTAGTACCAGAACGCAAAGCAAAATATACTCCAGATTTTGTATTTATAAAACAGAATAGTGAAATTATGTACATTGAAACGAAAGGCCGTTGGACTACGATTGATCGAACTAAGATGAAACATGTTTTAGCATCAAATCCTGGAATTGATATTAGAATGGTATTTCAGAATCCGGGGCAAAAAATTACAAAGGGTTCGCCAACTACATATGAAGCATATGCTAAAAAATTAGGTATTCAACATGTTGCAAAGAAAGATATTCCAAGTGAATGGCTTGAAGAATGTTTGAAAAAAGGCGAAGAACCAAAAAAAGTTATAAAATTCTTTTGATTTACGAAAAATTTTTAATATATTGTTCATGTATTAATGAAATTTATTTTATTAATAGATTGATGAATTTATTGAATCGATCGTTAAGCCAGGAATGTAATGTATGTGCTTAACTAATATTAATTTATTATATTAATTGGAATCCTTACAGAATTTTATTATTATTTAAATAATGAAGAATCTTAAGTTATTGCAATTACTCGAATCAGTATTAGGTAAAGGAAAATCTACTTCTGGTAATAATATTGCATTCTTCTCCCCATTTACTTCACATTACAAGCCGAAATTAGAAATTGATATCAATACAACACATTCCGGCGAAAATGCTTGGCACTGTTGGATATCTGATAAAAAAGGTCGATCTATTTCTAGTTTGTTTAAGCAAATGAACTTGCCTAAACAATATCATGAACAAT